AAAATAGTTACCATTTGAATCAGAACTAATTTGGGTATAATTGATGTCGAAGTTAATAACAAATTCATTGGTAGCCAATTCTTTTATTGCATAATATGAACTAGTTGGTAAATAATTCAAATTAGTAAATACTGAACTAGTTTGATATGTTCTAGCAGGATATAAAGGACTTACATTTACATAAAATTTATTTATACTACTTGGGAAAAATGTACCGGGATTTTCAGCAAGAGACATTTTTAAATCTGAGGCTGTTACTATACTTCCTGTAGCTGATCCTGTAAGGACAGTTGTGTAATCTCTCCATCTAAATTCTAATGTTGGAGGATAAATAGTATTTGTATCAACACTATAGAATTTTAAATCAGGTTGAACATATTCACTTGGATTAAATTCAATAGATCCGGTAAGTTTAGCTATAAATCCATAATTAGGAATAGACGAACTATACCAAGCGGTAACTGTATTTTTTACACTTACATCTATATCTTTAGTACTTCGTAAGCCAAAAGATTGGGTAACTTTAAAACTGGATGTGGTAAACCAGTTACCACCACCTTGTCCTACAGATCCTGTATTATATGATCCAGTATATGCATAAGGGCCATAAGTACCGGATATTGACCATGGGTTTGAGCCTGAGTAAGAAGAATAAGTCCATGAAGCCCCATCTTGTGTTTGAGGGGAATTTGCATAATATCCTGTTCCATTATTCCAAGATTGGGCTAAAGGATAAATTTCTAATGTAGTATCAAAATTAATACCATTAGCTTCAGCTATATAATTTCTAAGATAAACATCATAAGATTTTCCGCTTATTTTATTATTAAAGATATCTAAAATTTCAGTTGTATCGAATTGCATTAAATATCTTGAAACTCCAGGAACATAATCTAAGTCTAGAGTATTTGTAAGCTCACATATAGCATCTAACCCAGTATTCATTGATGGGTAAGCAGAATATAAAGTAGTGTCTTGTATAGGGAATATCTTGTATACAGCCATTTATAATGTTTTATTATAAATATGGCATTATAAAGGAACTACTTTACCTTTGATATCTAAATTAGGGTATCTTACCTCAAAGATGCTAGGGTCTAATGATGGATAAATTACTTGATTTTGAGTTGCAGCTGTAATATCGTAGGCATATTGAGAATATCCTGAAATAGTTCCTGTTTTATTTGTAATGGAGATATTTTTTACGGTTTGAACTCCTTTTATTTTATCTAACATTACATATAAATCTCTCATCATTATTGGTTGATTTAATTGCCAATTATTTATGTTAAAATAATTTTGTAACGTTGATATACACGCTAATAAAACTTCACTGTTGTTGTATTCGGGTAATACTATGATTTCAAAATTAACGGCGATGTTTATAATGAAAGCATTTCTAATTTCAATATTATCACCAATCATTCTATATTGGGATAAATAAGTTCTTAAATTATTTTTTAATGTATCCCCAGCATAATCTAATTGACCATTTGCATTTTGAGATAAAACATATAAATTTAATGTTTCAATAGTTGAAACTTGATTATCTGTTAATTTAGGTTGTTCAATATATGCTTTAGTTACAGCACCATAATCAGAAGGCATACTTAAAGCTCTAATTAAATAATCATCTGCTGTTACTGAACGTTGTTGGGAAGCAACTAATGCTAATGTATTTTGGCGGACTTCCTCAATAGTATCACCACTTTTTCCTCCATCAGCAGATTGTGGGTTGTTTGAAGAAATTGAATTATATATATAATTTGCTGTATTTGTAACTAGATTAGTTTGTCCAAATTTAACTCCATCTAAAGATACTTGAGTTAATGTATTAGCAGCTACATTAGAACTAACCCCACCACCTGTTAAATATCTTATTGTTAAAGTAGTATTAGAAGGTGCAATACCATATGTTCCTGTATATAAAAAGTTTACGGGCGAATATGCTGTTGTAAGTTTATCTTTTTCAAATGGTAAACCTAAACCAACATTATTTGCATTTGGAGTAATTTCTTCATCTATATCAGAAGGTGAACCAGCACCAAATTGGATTTGGATTTGTGTATTTGATAATGCTCTTGTAACAAAACGTCGAGCTACTTTTTTAAGTCTTAATAAGTAAGGTACATTACCACTTAAATTAGGATCATTAATATTTGTATTTTTAATAGAATCCAATACCATTTCTTGACCTAGATGATCTACCTCATACCAAGTATTACCATCAGAATCTACTATATCTAATATTTTAATAAAATCATTTGTAGATATATCAATTGTATCAAATTGAACAGGATCTCCAAAAGTAAATGTTTGTGTTTCAATAGTAGCAGAAATAGCATTTCTACTCTTTTTAAGTAAGAAATATTGAGGGATATTACCTGCTACTTGATATACAGAAATTTCTGTAGGGTCTTGAGAACTAGTTACGGAGAAATCTATTTTATCTTGAATAATAAAAGATGATCCTTCAGTAGAAGAAACTGTAGTATTATCATTAACAATCAATGCATAATTATAATCAGGAATATATTGAGAACCTGATAATTTAGAAGGTAATTGTTGATAAAAATCTATAGTAGCTTGTGCAGCAGTAGAAATTTTTGGTTTATATCCAAACATATATGCCAACTCATAGATATTATTTGTCTGTTGAGCATATTGAATGAAATTTTCTTGTAATTGATTATCTAAATAAAAACTTAAAACATCCCCAACATACGCAGATTGTTCCATAAACATCATTCCAGGTGATGTAGCTGAAAAGTCGTTATATGTGTTAGGAAAATATGATTTACTAAATTCAATTAATCGTTGTCTGAAATCAGAGAAGTCACGATTAATATATTTTATGTCTCTATTTGTAGTAGCCATTTTTAAAATTGGATTTCTAATGTATCTGTTATTGTTGTATTCATAACAGCATATTTAAGAGTAACTGTTACTTGATTTATATCACTTTGTCCTGTGACTGTAAGATCTTTAACTTCTATATTTGGAAAATATACTGAAATTTTTTCATTTAGATCTTCTCTAAGGAAATTTAAATTATCTTCTGTAATTTGTTCAAAAATAAAACCTCTTAAACCACCACCAAATGTTGGATTTAATGGGCGTTCTCCAGGGTTTGTAAGGAAGAAGTTAATTAAATTGTTTTTAATAGCATCTTTTGTTTGATAATTTGAAATAAAAACAGCATTACCGCTAAATGGGATATTTACTCCGACGGCAACGCTTGCGTCAAAATCAATAGGTGCTATTTGTTGTGGACTAAATGCCATTATTTACTATTTAATAAACCCATAATTTGATCCATTCCTAATTCACCAGTTCCTAAATTACCATTTATTGGATCTCCTTGTGGTCTAAAAGGTTGCTGTACATCATTTGATGTAAAACTTAAAGCAGTTTCTCCTAATACATCAGCATATTTTGATCTTAAATCCATTGTTGGTTGGGTGAAAGATGGGGGTGGAGTTTGCGCAGGTGGAGCATATGATTCTCTAACTACTTGTTTAGGAGAGCGAACTGCTTCCAATAAAATTTCTTTCAATTCTTCTTGAATTGCTTCTCTTACTGCGTCTTTAATGAATTTTTTTAATTCTGTTGTTTTCATATAATTATAAATATTTGATTAATCTGCTTTTAAATTATTTACTTGAATATAGAATACAAGTTCATCCATCAATATCTGATCAATTGAACTAAATGACCATTCTCCTTGTAACATTATTACATTACTTTTATTCTTTGCTATGGCTCTTTTACGTTTTAATGGATTTGTTGTTGTTTCTGTTTCAATTGCTAAATCAAATCCATTTACATTAACCACTATTGGTGAGGTTTGTTCGGTTTGTTGAATAGTTAAAGCTAATAATTCTGCAGAAATCTGTTCTTGGGAAGATTCTGGTGAGCAAAATTGGATTGCTGTATCTAATGCACTTAAAAGAGATATAATTTTAATTAAGGTTTGTCTTAAAATAACTAATGTAGCTAATATACCCATATTGAATCCCCTTAAAGTAGCTATAAGTTTTTCTATTTTTACTTTAGAATCTTGAATTGTATTAATTACATTAATAGGAATACCCGGAACTCCAGGAACACCGGTTGATGTTGGGAGTGGGATATTTTTTAATATCATATATGATACATTCATGATTTCTATGGATGTACCAGCAATACTTAAGGTTTTAGTAGTAGTATTAATTATATTTAAAGTATTATTTAATTGTTTAACTAATTTATTTTTTTTATTAATAATTTTAATTACTTCATCTTGGGCATATTGTCCATCTGGGGTTGTAGGGCAAGAAATTTCTTTAAGGAGGTTATCTTTTCCTTTTTGGATTACTTTTTCTAATTCAGATATTCCAAAAGATGCAGCCATAGTTAATATTATAGGAACCATGGTTGATTGTAGTTCTCTAGATACTTGAGCTAATTTTTCATTTTGGTACCATTTAGCATCTTTTTTACTCTTAGTTATTTCTTGAGTAGTTGCTAAATTAGGTAATAAAGCATTTATTTTTTCTACTTCTAAAGATTTAATAATAGGTATTAATTTAAAAACTACCTTATTTTTTATAGTACCATCTCCTTTATATGGAGGGAAATTACCTTTTGAATATTTTGATTTTTCAACTGTTATTGTATCCTCAGAAGGAGAATTGATTGAAATTTCTGGGGTTTGGATTGTTGAATTAGATAAAGTAGTAGAATTACTTTGAATATTAGGAACCTCAATAAGATTAGGTTCTTCAAGATTCAATTCAGAAGTATTATATGTGTTGTATAATACTATGTTAGTTCCACTACCTTTTGAAAGGGTAATATATTCTGCGTCTTGAGGAATATTAAAACTAAATGATCCACTTAAATCTGTAACCCCAGTATATAATGGTTGGGTAGGAGTACCAGTAGAATCTTTAGCAGTATATAAACTATAACCTGAAAGGTCAGGAAGCATAATGGGGTTAGCTGAAGATGTTATGTTTGATCCTGTAAGTGTTGTTTCAACTACTGGGGTATCAAGATTTTCATCAATTGGAAAAGGAATATAAATGGATCCATTAAATGGAATTAATATAGGGTTATTAGTAATTGGTGTATTAAAAGAAGAAGTGGATGAGATAGGAAGATTTGGTCTTCCATTAAAAGCATTTAATACATTATTTACTTGTGCCATTTCCTCAGGTGTTAATTGAGGTAAAGGAGCTTGACCTTCTTTTAATTTTGGAATCTCAATAGTAAATGTACCTTTTCTATTTGTAGTATCAGTAAAATTACTTGAAGGTTCATAATTAGGTGATGAAAAAGTAACTTTAGCCCCTTTAATAGGATCTCCAGTTATTTCATCTATCACTACTCCAGAAACATATATTCGATCATCTTTTTTAACTAAATCAAATAATTCTTTACCAGCACTTAATTGTTTATCTATAAGTGAACTAAATAAACTTACTTGGGTTGATATAGCTCCTGAAACTGATTGGGTTTTTGGATTATCAGCTACGTATTGTTCTATAGCTTTTTTTCTTTCTTCTTTAGTTAAATTCTTAAATTCAACTAGTTGATCCACAGTTAAATTATATTTTCCTAAAACTGTTTTTTCTAATTGAGTTTTAAAATCCGCAATCAATTTAGCTTTAGTTTCTTGTTTATCTAATTTACCATCAGGATTTACATCAAATTTTTTTTCTTCTTCACTAAGAGTTGATTTTGGTAAAACTGATTGGAGAGGATTATCATCTGGGATTTTTATTAGGGATAATAATTTAGCTGCTGTTTTTAAAATTAATGATTGAAGATCTTTATTTTGAGTAATATCTAATAAATTAGAATCACTTACTAAAGCATCTATAGCATTTGTAGAATATTTATCTTTTATTCCACCTATTCCGTTTAAATCAAATCCTGCCATTATAAAACTTTTACAAAATTTGATTTAATACCATTTTTATCATCATTAAGACGATTCATTATTGCTTTTAAAGCATCATTTGCTTGACCAGAAATAACCAAACTAGCAGCATCTGGAATAGGAACACCTTCTGGGTATATTTGGGTTACTTGGAGTATTTGAGAAAGTCCTTGCATTATTGTTGTAAGTTGTTTTAATAATTCTACGGTGTCGTTTCCTTTTAAAACTGGTTGTGAGGCATTTACGGAACCCAATTTTATATCTGTACTATCAATATAAACTTGTTTTGATTCTATATTAACACTATCATTTGATGATATACCAACAGATTTTTGACCACTAATTAATACACTATCATCTTTAGCATTTATTATTACCCTACTAGAATTTGCAATTATTTGGGGAGATGTGAAAGAAGATGGTATAGTTGGTGAAGTAGTATATGATAAGAAATTTTCATTAGCTATACTAAAAGGTAATTTTTGATATGAAGTTAAATAAATAGAAGATAAATCATTCGAAATATTTTCAGTTATTGGCTCAGCTCCAAAATCAGTAGCATTTCTAGGTTGACCGTTTCTAAGTATAGTAATAGGATCACCATTTTTACCTGATGTAGACCAATTATTTCTGTAAGTACTTTTTGATTTAGTTGTACTACCAAATCGTAAACTATTACCCCATCTACCTTCATAAATTATGTCACCCATAAAAGGCATTAATGGATGGATATTTGTTTTTTCAATAAACGTAGCTTGTGATGGAGCATTGGGTGAATTGAATGATATTTCTTGAACCGTATTATCTACAACATTAAAAGCACCAGCTTCAACTTGTGTATAATCTAATTTTTGTGTTGGAGGTGTTAAATCTAAAGTACTTGTTGGAAATGGACTTACGTTTGGACTTAAAATACCCCAAACAGAAACAGGATTTCCATATACCCACATACCTGAGGGTTCATTTGGACTTACTGTTCTCCAAGCTACAACATATTCATTTACAGTTGGATATTTAAACATTCCATTTGGTGATGGGTTAGCATTGATAATTTTAGTATCAACAGTTCCATCAGGACTTATTTTATTACCCTCAATTGTTCCTAATTGAGATAAACCCTTATTATATTTTGGGTGATTTTCATCTAAAATAATGTCTGTTACCCTTAACAAGATTTGACCACCTTGAGCATTATTGAAACTAAGATCTTTAGGACTTCCTAAAGCCTTATTCGTCATAGAAGGAAAACCAAACTTTCCGTATCCCATTAGTCTTTAGGGTTAAATTTTTTAACTTCAGATAATAATTGTGCTTTTTCGTCTTCGGTCATACCAAATCCTTCTTCCTCTGATTTATTAGAAGCAACGGCACGTTGAATGATAGTAGCCATTTTAACTAGCTGTTCATCATTTTTAATTCCTAATTCCATATATTCTTTAATTAATGGAACTATTAAGGTAGCATCGCCAATATCATTAATAAGTGGTTTTAACTCACCTATCAAAGCAGATATTTGGACTTCTTTTTTCTTTTGGTTATCGTATATTTCTTTTAGGATATCAGAA